ATCGCTGAGCGACCCCGACCACTTAAAAGCCGGAGAATAGTTACATGGAAAAGTTCGAACCAGGGCGGTCGCGCCCTGGTAGTATAAAACCATCTTACATACTCTCTTTCTGAGTACAGGGCGGGCCGGGGTCGAACAGTAATATTTTTAATATACCGTCTCCTCGGTCAGGCGTAGAGCCTGTTCACTTATGTCTTTTAGTAAAAAGTGACAAAAAACCTTAAATATACGCCTTACAGCGTTCTCACCTCGTCATCTCGTAAACTACGATCGGAGGTTGGCACGGGATATAATTCCGTTTTCTGATGGAGAGCCGATTTCTCGCAATAGCGAGTCTACTTATTTCTCTTCAAGAAAAAGTAGCGAAAAAAACATTAAAGTCGGCGCACTATGAAAGGTGCACCTTGGAAACGGATGAAGTTAAAATCTTCACCCGAACATGAATCCACGTTGACATTAAACTTCTGAGCTGTCTCTAGCGTGGAAACATCATGATGAACTGCGTAGCAGTAGTTCGAAGGATCCTGACCCACCTGTTCCTGAGGAACAACGGTGGGACCATTCGAAAAGGAAAATTCAAAGAGTTTCGTTGAATAGAAAGGGACCTCAAACTCCACACCACCATTGGATGGAACGTGGAGGCGCAAAGCACCACTGCCAATAGCCATGTCGTATGCAGTCATCCCTTGTCCGAAAGAGGACGTGGGCACCGACACGGCAGCCAGATTCAGTGAAGCACCGTATTTTGTAAACGATGCTCCTGGTTCTGGATTGCAGTAATTCATCATGGGATTCGTGACACCGACGTACGAAACATCGGCATCAGTGTTGACACTGACTCGGTGGCGATAACCACCGCGGACACCGACATACGCATACCGAAGATAGTTGAAGAGGTTTTCAGGCCAGTCATCAAAACCATAGTCGGTGGACACGTTGTCGGCCACCTGCTTATACTCATTCGCCATATAAGGATAGCGAGAAGCTGAAAGCCGGAGTTGCATACCGGCAGCAGGTACGTCGGTGTCAGTGTAGAGTTTACGATACGTCGTCTGATAACGTTTGAGCAGAGCTCGGAAAGAAACGACGCGTTCACCAAAATGTTCAAGGTACACGTTGTCGTCGCTCGCATCAGAAGTGTTGATAGCGACATCGGACGACTGTGCAATGTAACGATGTTTGGTGGTGTGGTAAATCCCGCGGCTATTATTACAAGCGACCTGAAGGTCTGGGCATGAGACGAAAACGTTGACTTCTACGGCCGCCGACGCAGTTGGTTGAACCAACTCGTTGAGGACGCTCACGTAGATGAAACCGTTCCCGTACCATCCGGTAACAGCCATGGTCCCCGCAGCATTCGCATCAGGAAGTTCTGAAACGAAGTACGGAGCCACACTCGTAATGTTTGCGTCAGTAGTGACGCAAAAGGGACGATCGCCCGCCCACTCAACATCAATGGTCAAGGACTGTGTGTCTTGGATGTCGATTATGATAGCATTTTGCTGATTCAATCGAACCGGCGCAGACATAATCAGTGACCGTTGATAGAGATTGGGCTCAAAGCGGATCAAAAGTTTGCCTCGATGATACTTTGAACAGATCACCTCAAAGCGATAACGCATGGTGCCACGCCAGTAATTAAACGGCGCAACAGCGAACGCACAAGCGGTGGGCTGTGTAAACTGGTTGTCAAGCAGTGTGGCATCGACAACATGGCGCTTCATCTGATAGGGAGTCACCATACTGTACCAGATCTTAGAACCAGGAGACTGACCATGGTTCCAAGTGAAGGAGGTCAGAAAAGATTCTCGTGATGCGATGCCTTGGATCGAGAGTTCGTCAATGGCGGGGTCTTCCGCACCAAACTGTCCTATAGCGAGTTCCTGCTTGGGATCTGCCGTCAATTTACGGACGGTGTCCGACGCAGAAACATTCCACCCATTCGAGAAAATGGAGTTGTAAACGTAGGATGGTGCTGTCAGGACAGGTGGGCGCGAGAGACCAAAGAACGAGGCAAATTTGGCCACAGTACCGGCAATAGATGCCGTGGCTGTGGCGAATGTTCCTACGACGGGGAAAGTAGACATACTCTTCCCCAGTCCAGCAATGGCAGTAGCCACATTTTGCACAGGACCAGGGGATTCATACTCAGTACCGCCAGCCTCGACAGTATCTTGCACACGTTTCAGAAGTGCGCCCTTGCCATAAATGGGCGAGCGTTTCTTCTTCTTGCCAACAGGCTTGTTGGAAGCCTCGGCGGTGATATTGATGTCTGTGGAGGTAGGAGCGCCTAATTCGACATTTTCCATGTAGGCGTAGATGTTCACGCTAACAGGGGAAGTGACCTCAGTATTGGCTACTTTGACACTAGTGAGCGGTGTCATAAAAAGTGCACCGAGATCCTCCATGTCCAAGAAGGGCACAGAGTTGGTGATAACGGAGTTGGAGTAGTTGAAAAGGTTCGCCTTGTGCTTAAAGCTAAAGAAGGGGATGCGCATGACGAGAGGCGTGTTGTCGCCAATCTTCGCCATCATCACTCCCGACGACTGCGATAAGTACGTGTTCATGACAGGCATGACGTTCCTGCCAAGAGTGAGCTGGTTGACATAGGCCATAAGGATATCATTCTTCATCCAGAAAGGCTGCCAGCTAAAAAGGAATGAACCGTAGTGAAATGGAGTTGCAGAAAGGGATATGCGTAGAACGAGATCACCGCGGAAATATGCATAGTTTGATAACTTTGCTCTGACTGCGGGGTTGCTGCTCCACATCTGATAAGCGGGGTACTGAGCTGAGAAAGTCAACCCCACTGGGATATTGATATCTGCAATCGCAACTGGTCGTGCGAAAAAATCATCCAAGTCGTAGACGGTTCCTTGCCCGTCGTGGATCTCAGCGGAAGATGTACCCGCAGTTTCCTCTTCCGAGGGGGGGGCCATCTCCGTGAGAGTCTCATTAGTGACAACTTGCGGACTTTCCTTCATCTCCCAATCAGGAGATTCAGATGATTCCACAGTGTAATTGAGAACTACACCACGAGAGCGTTCATAATCTTGACGTGCTTTAACGGCATCTTTGCGCCTCTTAACGATAGAGTCCGTAAGAATCTCAGCTTGCTCTGCAGCCAATTGGCGCAGGCGCCGAGTGTATGCCAAGCACGTAGAAAGATCGTAATGGTATTGCTTCTGAAGCAAGAGCTCATCTAGTGTTAAGCTGTCGACAACAGAAGGGGGAAGCATTAAAGCTTCCAAAGAGTTGCCTCCAGCCTGAGAAAGGTCAGGGTCAGAGGCAACATGGGGAAAAGGTTCTAGTTGAGGTTGTTTTTCTTCTTCTTGATCCATAAAATTACGCCAGCTTTAGGCAGCCTTCACTCTCTCTATTAACATTGACCTAGCGTGTGTCTGGTCACAAGTGTAAATTACATTCCAGATGCTTACGGTCGAGAGAATGGTTCAAAGACTTTTGGATTCACCTGCGTCTTGAGACAGGTATATGTCTGCGACCAACGCCTTGAAGGTCGGAAAGGTTTTCAGCACCGCCGCAGGTGAGAAATCGTACGTGCGCTCAAGAGCTTCTGCGAACTTGTGACGAAGTTTGTCGTAAGACTCCTCATCAGAGTAGAAGAACAGCTCGCGCAGAGCAGAAACGCACGATGCGTGCATCTGATCAGCGGGGGTGATGTGCTGGGAGGGGATGTAGAAGCAGATGGATTTCATGATAGAAGTCCGCTCCAGTCGCGCAACCCAATGACCAATGTCCTCGCGGTACACGAATGTCCGCTTGAGAAAACTGGCCTGGTGGATGGTAATGGTGGCCTCCATTTCACCATCTTTGCGAGCACTGGTGACTTCAATTCCGTACACCCGGCGACAAAAGTCGCGGTAGGTGAGGTTGTTGAAGCGCTCAGCGATTTCACGCTTGATGGCACAAAGCAGGTCATCACCATAGATGCGAGCGAGAACGTAATCGAAGAATTCGTCCGGCTCATAGCACTTGAAGCCAGGATTGTTAGCATCTGGCGAGTACTTAGTCATCATGCTGACCCACGCGTAAACTAGGAGCACGAGACCGCGAAGAGAGTTGTCCTCTGCAGTGCCATACTTCCCAGACGTCTGTAGGCCAGGGGCGATGAAAAGCTCATTGAAGAGATTCACCAAAGGGAAGAGATTGTCAGTCAAAACACCTCTCACAAAGGTCAGCGCTAGGTCGTTGAAACCGAACGCTTTCACGATGGCGTAGATGATACGTGACACCATATACCCCACGTCAAGGAGCATCGAGGTGTCAAATCCCGCATAGTCCAACTCCATAAAGAGGTCGGAAAAGTCGAGAAGCGACGTCACGAACTCGTCGACGTCTACACCGTGCATATTGATGCCGATGGACGTGCAAAACAAGTCACCATGCTCCACCATGGCGGTGAAGATGCACGCTAGGAAGATGCGATTGATGATGACAGCGTGGTAAGGGGACATGCAAAACATCCTGGTTTTACCCTTTCGGATTTTCTCGCGAGAACGAGGTTCATCCTTGAGTTGGGCACCGAGAATGAAATTGGCACATTCTCCCTTGCGGTAGGCCTCAAGAGCTTCTGTGACCTGCGCCATGACCGAAGCATTTGGCTTCCACGCATCCTGCTTCTTCCAGTCGAAAGAAGCTGGAACGGAATGCTTGCGCTTCGGGCCTGGGAAGCCGTAGCCTCCACTCTTTGACATCCCCATAGAACGAAGATAATCGTCTTCGGGATCGCCATTAACGGCGTGATCTAGTGGTAGAGGGCGCATTTTTACAACGCCTCGCTCCTGAAGACCTTTGATGATACGTCGACTGATGACGTCGACAGTCACATCCATGATCTTGGGGTCAAGAGCCTTCTTTTCAACTCCCACAGCCCTGATGAAATGATTGGTGGGCGAGCAATACTCCCCCTCTGGGGAGATCACTGCTTTCATCGTCGGAGGACCATAAATGGTCGCTCCGTTTTCGTCGTACGGGCATACTCCTGTGAGGGATTCAGCCTCTTTGATGAGTGGAGACTCTGTAACATGAGAGTGAGTGGGGCGGCTGCTTGGAACGCCATCCATCTTGCCAAAAAACAACACACCAGGTGTCGTCTCAAAGCAAAATGGAGAGCTCCCATGCGGGGGGGAAAGGCTCTTAACCTGCTCCGGCAAGTGAAATGCTCCCTCGCTTGCGAACGTAAAGTCGCTAGAGAGCTGTTCAATCGCTGGGCTAAGCAGTTGCATGTCGAAACCCTGAGCGAGAGCGTTAGGAGAATTGTCATCACCAGCAGCATGTATGCCGACAACGACAGCTCCGTTGCCCTGCGCGAGCACGAGAGCGTTTCCGCAGAAACCTTGCTTGTGATCAAGCAAAGAGTACGCCAAAACACGAGAGACGAGTACTGTCTCATCTCCGTCCTTGACGTTGATGTCCGGCGATGAATTGACGCGGAAGCGAACAGGAACATCACGATAGCATAACCACCCTTGTGCCCCTAGATAGGGGAGGGTGGGTGATTCCTCGCAGATGAGGCTGCGGATGTCGTTGAAACGAGCAGATGTCCTGATGAGGACAAGATCAGCGCTTTCAAAGTACGCAACGTCTGAGGTGCTGAGGATCATGTTGATGATACCCGTGGGGTGTTGTACGGTGAAGGGATCCACCGCGACACTCACTTCCCAGATACCATCCTTAGGTTTACCCAAGATGTGCTTGTTGACAACAGCAAAGCTGTTGCAAATGCCCAGGCAACTAGCGTAGCGAGGCTTTGCTGCACCCAACACACGAATGTACCGGGTGTTGCGCCGAACAGAAGCAATGATTTCTTCCGGGCTGTTGTGCTGGCGCTCAGGCACTATGATCGGTTGTGGATCAAGGGGCCAACGCACCATGCGAACAGCTTTGCGTGGAGCTGGGCGCTCTGCGCCAACATCTTCCTCAAACTTGCGGATGTACTCCGAGTCCGTGATATCGGTATGTTGACGGGAAAGAGCCAATCCTTCAGTAGAAAATTTGGCGATTTGAGCAGCTTATGCAGCGATGTAACTCATCCCGCCAATCGTACTGAGAGAGGCAGAAATCATCTGCCAATGCCAGAATCTTGGAGAAACAGCAGGCTCAATGGGAAGCTCAACTGCAATCCCAAAAGCTTGGCACAACGTCAAAAAACGCTGGCGTAGCAGGATGCGGCGGTTCGCAAAATAACTAGAAAAAGTAGTGCGTGAAACGTACGCAGCCACTGTCTCAGAGTCGGCGAACAACAGAGAAAACGTGCTCACACGCTGGACTTCTATGCCTCGAGCAAGGACGAAAGATTCTACCATAGCACACAAGAAAATGGCAATGGCGAAAGCCTTGATCTCTACACAGAGAAGGAGAGCGTACCAGGCGGTGCGACCAAACCAGAAGATTGCTTTAAAGATCATAGCTTTCTGGAGCGATTCGACACTAGCAGCGAAATAAACGCTGGCCTTGTAGGGAAGAGGCGGACTCTCGATGACGTGCATGTGGTAAAAAACCACCCAGAATGACTGGTAGATACACATCCAGAGTGACCGTATAGCCAACCAAAGGTGAAGATCACCTCGCGTGGGTTGGCGCTTGGCCTCCTCTAAAGCTTCAAGAGCTAGCATTTCTGCTGGAGTGAGGGGTAGCTGGTAGTCCGGCGGTAATAGAGCTTGTTCAGCTTCTTCCGCCGTTTCAACGGCAAACGCCGTGGCGGAACCTGTAACGGGATCCGTTGTCACGGCAGTGCGGCATGATTGCAGCACCTCCGGATCGATGTATGGTGTCACATCGAAGTCCCTTTGAAGGAGCGTATGGCGAGCCGTACGGATAATGTGGGACTTCATGTCGTTTGCAAGGTACGTACACACTTCTGAAAATGTAAGTGTGTTATCCCAAGCTTTGACAACTGTGTAGTTGACGGGATCCTTAGGCACCTTGTAGTACCCACGGAATAACCATAGATCCATCTCACCGTCGGGAACCTTGTTGGGATCGAGAGCTTTCCCGCCATTGTCATTGGCGTACTGAGGCTTGACAGTGGGCTCAATGATAATGTTGAACCTACGCCAGTTGGCGGCGGGGTTAGCCGTGGTAACTTCGAGGTTGAGAGTCTCGCTGTTGGTGTCCAATAAGACAAGTTCTGGGTCAATGGTGTGAACACCCTTGTCTTCCACCGCCGCCATCGTAGCGATCAGTGGTTCGGAGCTCATGATGTTGAGAGTTTCAAGCATCACAGGATCACCTTGCCTAGCGGCAATGTTCTTGTTCAAGGAGCCTGGTTCGTTAATGAATATGTACGGAATGCCCGCACAATACCCACTCCAATAAGGGTCGACAGGATTGCGATAGTAGACGAGACGTTCGTCCCATTCGCGGCCGACAACTTGAGCGTGAACTTTGGCAAAAGCATTCTTGAGAGTGCTCTTACCAATACCAGGATTCCCTCGTAAGAGGATGGCGTATGGTGGTGATCGAGTAACCCCCTTCGTCTGCGCGATTAGCGAAGCGTAAGCTGACGCTAATGACGTCATTACCTTAGAGATAATGACGCGTTGCTGAGAAGCGGGGGCGCCAACTCGTGAGAGTTTAGCGCCGATATCAAGTAGGTTCTTGAGCTCCAATTGAACAGTGCAAATGTCCACTTTGCCCTCTTGGGCAAGACCTTTATAGGTCCGACCAGAGCGAGCTATAGCCATTTCCGAAGAAGCAATGAACTCGGATACAGGGCTACGAGCTGTAAAGATGTCGCGAGCTGAAGAACCAGCAAACCACATTTCACCAGCTCGAGTTACTTTTTC